CTAAATACAATGAAGTGTTAAAAATTAATGAGCATTTGAACACCCAGTTGATTTTAACCCAAGAACAATTGAGCCATAAAACAAAAGAACTTGATAAGCTAAAGAAGAGAACGCCAAAAAATGCAAAGTCTAAGGACATTTCTGAGTGAGGATGCGAACGGTAAAAATCTGCATCTAGAGCACATTGAGGACGAGATCCTCAACTTCGGCATTGGTGGTGCACGCGGCTCTATCAATTTTCTCAGATCTCTTAGAGATATGTTGGCTGGTAATTCGCGATCCTCGATCAATATGACGGTCAAGTGGGATGGCGCACCAGCCATTTTTGCAGGTATCGATCCTTCAGATGGTAAGTTCTTCATTGCCAAGAAATCTGTTTTTAACAAGACACCACTCCTTTATAAGACGCAAGCGGATATTTCTTCCGACCCCAAACTACCTGCGTCTCTCAAACCAAAATTCAGTATTGCCCTGCGCGAGTTTTCGAAGCTGGGTATTACGAATGTCCTCCAAGGTGATCTGATGTTTACATCGGCTGACTTGGAGTCCGATATGATTGATGGTCAACGTCACACGACTTTCCAACCAAATACGATCGTCTATGCAGTTCCTCAGGGATCGCCACTGGACGCCAAATTTAAAAAAGCAAAGATCGGTGTAGTTTGGCACACAACATATTCTGGACGCTCCCTCCCCGAAATGAAAGCATCGTTTGGTGCTAACATTCGCAATCTTCGTAAGTCGTCTTCCGTTTGGATGGATGATGCTACATACCAAGATGAATCGGGAACAGCAACCTTCACTAAACAAGAGACCGCACAAATAACTGCTGTCCTCTCAGGTGTGGGTAATACCTTCAGAAAAATTGATGCGTACAAACTAAATGCATTCCTAAACTATCAAGCTGGGTTTACTGGTAAGATGGTGGGTGCAAGTGTGAAGACCTACATCAACTCAAAGGTTAGAGAGCAAGCAGACTTGAAGAAGTCTCATGCTGCAGGTTACAAAGCATTTGTTGCTGCAAAGTACGACAAAGAAATCGCCAAACTAAAGACTGAGAAATCTCAACAGGCACTCACTGATAAGAAGACTGCCGCGACTCAACTTGCAGATGAATACCAAGAGTTACTTGGCAACATCTTTGAGTTTATGGCTGGTATCGTCTCTGCAAAGAATATGATTGTGAACAAACTGGACAGAGTAAAGAGTATCGGCACATTCATCAGAACAACTAATGGATTCAAGGTCACAAACCCAGAAGGGTATGTTGCTATCGACCGTGTTGGTGGTAATGCTGTTAAACTTGTTGACAGAATGGAATTCAGCTACAATAACTTCACCGCTATAAAGGCATGGGACAAATGAGCAAGACATTAGTATTCGCATTCGGACGCATGAATCCTCCGACCGTCGGTCACGGTAAACTGGTTCAGAAGGTGAAGCGCATTGCTGCTACTAATCGCGCTGATCACCTCATCATTGCCAGTCACTCTTTCGAGAGTAAAAAGAATCCTCTAGATCCAAAGCTGAAGTTGAAACACCTCAATGGTATGTTTCCGAACACCAACTTCAAGCTATCAGATAAAATGCATCCTAACTTCATTTCCCAGCTTAAATTGTTGACTGGGAAGTACGACCACGTTATAATGATTGCTGGCTCTGACCGTGTGCCTGACTTCCAGAGATTACTCGACAAATCCAATGGCAAGGACTTTACATTCAAGACAGTCAAGGTTGTTTCCGCTGGCGAGAGAGATCCTGATGCTGATGGTGTCTCTGGTATGAGTGCCAGTAAGATGAGACTTCTAGCAAAGAACGATGACTTCAATGGGTTCAAGCGTGGCTTGCCTACTGGTTATCGTGGAGCAAAACAACTATTCAATGATGTGCGTGATGGCATGAAATTGAACGAAACATATGTATCATTTTCACAATTCTTGAAGGATTAATAATGAAGTTAAGTAATAATTTTACACTCAAAGAGTTTACAAAGTCGATGACTGCAACTCGTTTGGGTATTGATAACACTCCTGAAGGTGAACACCTCGAAGCAGCGAAAGCGTTATTCGAGAATGTTGTTCAACCAGTCAGAGAACACTTTGGAATTACTCGTATCAATTCTGGATATCGTGGTCCAGAACTCAACGAAGCAGTCGGTGGATCTACTCGCTCACAGCATTGTAAAGGCGAGGCAGTTGACATTGAATGTGATAAAGCAGACAACCTCGAAGTCGCTCAATGGATTAGAGATAATCTAGAGTTTGATCAGTTGATCTCTGAGTTTTATGAAGAAGGCGATCCTTCTTCTGGTTGGGTTCACGTATCATATAAGAACGAAGATAATCGTAAGGCATGTCTTACTGCTCAACGTGTTGATGGTAAGGTACAATACAGTGTTGGACTTCCAGAATAAGTATAAATAGGACTATGGACTTTAAAGAATACATCTCAGAAGGCGTAAACGACCCAGCCATTTTCAAGGCAGTATTCCTTGCAGGTGGTCCAGGATCTGGCAAATCATTTGTTGTCGGTAATACAGCATTACAATCACAAGGTTTGAAGCTGATAAATTCCGACGATAATTTTGAGCGTCTTCTTGATAAA